CCTACACCTCGATAAAGGGGTAATAAAGTTTTCCTCCATAGACGTATTTAAAGCCTTTTAGGAATACACCATCTTCATACGATACTTCCTCAACTTTGTTCATAAGGAAGATTTTTACTAGGCCACTAGGCAAACACATACGTTTTGAATACTCATAAGATGTGTTTGATTTGGCTTTCGCACCGCATACAGGGCATCCATTTTTCTTTGTGGAACTTTTCATTCCAATATATTTGATTCTCACACAACATCACCAACCCATATGTCTTTTGAATTACATACTGATAAGATACCTAATTGCTCTGAATACGCTTTTGTAATATGTTCACGAACATACACACTAATTGAAATCTGAGCATCAGAATTTTCTTCTGAAATAAGAACATCACTGCCATCTGTTTCTTCACACGTGCTACAACCACATTCACATCTGTTCATTGCGATAACGAATTGTAGGAAGTCGCAGAATACAGGCAATAGACATTCAGGTATCGTTTCATATCCAGCTACATAACTGACAACGATTTTAGATAATTCATCACATCCACAATTGCACACATCTTTGTAGTCGATATTAGATAAATCAACGTACACGATACTGTCGTATGGGTTATAAGAAAAATCTTTATCAACTTCTAGTTTGTGAGTAGTAAATGTAATTCTTTCTCTAGTGATAACAGATACTTCAATCGTTGTTGGGTCAATCATTGGATAGAATAGAGGTATACGTACAATTCCTGAATCGCAACCACATTTCTTAAATTCACCAACATCAAAGACTTCCTCTCTTTGAGATGAGAGGAAAGTCTCACAAGGATGGTTTTTCCAACAAGTGATGGTACTAATTAAATCAATTAGTTCTCCAACATTCTTTTCAAGCTTATCTGCTTCTAAATCGCTTTCCTTTATGCACGAACAATAGTTTTTCAATTGTTCGATAATTTTTTCGTACATTATTCACCAATGTTGATTGGTACGATAGTTGTTGGTTTCAATACAAGGTCTAATCCGTTTAATGTATCTCCTAATGTAGCTGCTGACATTGGAATACCTTGGATAACCATTAATCTGTTTGCATCTGTTCCAAATGCACATCCAAAGTTGTAGTAGTAATCACATTGAGTACCACATCCTTCAGATGGAGTATCTGTAGCGCCGAATGTATGACGTTGGAATTTTTCAGATGGTTGGAAAGTAGTTCCCATTACCAAACCTACTGTATTTCCTTCTAATACCCATACATCACCTGTACCAGCAGTAATATCACATGGAACTAATTTATCTGCGATAAATCCATGTCCTTTAAATGCGACTTCTCCAGTTTCTTTGTTACGAGTCCATCCATCAGGATATTCTCCGTTGAACTTACCTGGAACAATAACAGATTTAATACCTTCAAGTACTAATGGGTGACAAGCGAATTTATAATCGCCATCTCCTAATGCTGCTAAACGTAATGCAACTGAATCAAATGCAGATAATACGTTTGTACCTACGATTTTGATAACTGCTTTATCTTCCATTACTTCCAATAATCCATGGAATGGTTTCAATGTAGCAGTACCTGTAGCCATTGTTCCTAAGATTACGTTAATAGCAGTGAAGTATGCCATTGAAATTAAATCCATACGTTTCTGAGCTTCTTTAATAGTTTCTCCTTCACGTTGGAAGTAGCAAACCATGTCATTAGCTTTGATTTTACGTGTTTCATTTACTAAGCTATCCATAATAGGTTCGCAACTCTTTAAACACAATAATGCTAATGGTGCATTGCTACCGCATTTAGCTAAATCTAATGGAACCCAGCAACATTCACCTTGTGTTGATTTAGGTTCTGTTGTTCCGTATGTGAATGGCAACTGAATATAGAATTTGCCATCTTCTTTTTTTGTAACGCTCCATGCTCCTCGGTTCATAGCACCTTGCATCTTACGTGAAGCTGGTGTGTTCATTAACCAAGAAACTAATGGGAAAACGTTTTGGAATGGATTGGCTGGTGAGTTATCTGAATAATCAGTACCGATACCAACTGTTCCTACATTTGATTTAGAAGCATTTGCTGCTAAATTCTGTCTTGCTTTTTCATAATCAATATAAGCTCTTGAGAATGATGTTAAATCCTCGATATTAGAACTTAGACGTTCTACCATTCCTGGTGTAACTGCCATTTTTTCTAATAATGTGTTATCAGGATTTGTAAATAATAAATCTAACATGGTTTACCTCCTATCCCCACATATCTCCGCTAACTTTAGAAGTTGAAGCTAATTTTTCTTCTTTCTTTTCTTTATCGTTAGCTTGTCCTGAGATCAAACTAGACAATCTGTCTAATGTACTTTCTGCTTTCTTTTCAAATTCTGTTTTTTCTTTCTTAGAATTTTTTAATTTTTCTTTTAATTCTGCATTTTCTGTTTCTAATGCTTCAACTTTTGCGCTTAAAGCTTCAAATGCATCCATGAATTTGTTGATTTTTTCCATATCGTCCTTAGACATTTCAACAGTTTCTAATGTTTCTTCGCCTTTTTTAGCTTCTTCTTCGTTTTCTGTTTCATCTGTCTTGCTTTCAGGTGCTTTTTCTTCTTTAGAAGGTTCTTTTTCTTCTTTTTCTTCCTCTTTGTTTTCTAAAGCTTCATTCTTCTTTTCTTCTTTATTTTCAGAACTCAACTTTAAAATCTTTTCCCATAGGTTCATTTCTGAGTCTCCTTTACTGTTTAAATTCTCGCCTGTACTGTTTACATTGGCTGGATTTGCAACAACTGAGAAACCAGCAATCTCGATTTCGTTGTAGAATGGTGCATTAAACTTAAATGACGATTCAAAATCGAGTGTTCCTCTCAGCTCTGCACTAATACTCAATGGTATTTCTTGTTTCAATAAATCTTGCACAATGTGCAATTCCCTATTTAGTTTGACGTTTACATCAAGACCTTTTCTTCCATCCCCAATATCGACAACCGTTAAATCATCTTTAGTCCATGTACCTAAGTTTAAAGGGAGTGATGTAATGTCAATGTGAGCTAAGTTGATATATCCTACATAATCAGAACTCAAGCTATCGTAGAACGCTTGTACTGCCCCTTTTTTGATGTATAGACGAATATCATCTCCACCATCATATGTTATTGCCCCCTCGTCAATAAGACGTGTAGGTTTGTTTTCTACGTACCCTGATGATAGGTTCACACTGACATAATGGTTTTCTTTATCTACGCTAGATAAAGTGATTGCATTGTCATAAAATGCTTTTCCTTTTTTTCTGCGATCAAGGCTATCTTTAATGCTTTCTACATATGTTGGAACTCTTTTCTTTTGTGGCATTATTTCTTAGTCTCCGTTTCTACTACGATTACGGGTTTATAGAACAATTTCTGAATCCTTCCACCACATGAATTACACTTCTTGACTTCGTATGGAATCTTTGCTCCTTTTAATATTTCTTCCATTGTGGAATCATATCTTTTTTGAATAGTTTTGTTTCTAAGTGCTTCTAACAAAACTTTATCTTCGGGAATCTTGTATTTCTTCTTAGGTTCAAGAACTACATATCCGTATAGCAAAGTACCGCTATCTAATTTTGAATAAACGTCAATTTGCGTTTTTTCTTCGATAACATCAAGAAGCTTCAAATACTGTTTTGCGTTCTTTGCTGCTTCTTCCAATGCGAACTCATGTCTACCGTTTTGCTTTAAGAAAGCGTTTCTTTCTTCTAGGGAATCGAACCAAGTAACACCGTTAATAGTTTGTACGTTGTTTTGCATGGTCTCTCCTTCTAAGCATCATGGCATTGATCGTCTGTATACTTTGTTTCTGTTTGTTCTGAGCGTTCTACTTTTGCTACATTGCAGAATAAGAATGAAGTATAAGTTGTTACTGTTTTTTGACTAGGTTCTTCACCTTTTGTTGTAATAACTGGCCATTCAAATCCAATAGCTCCGTCTTGGTCATTCAATTTGTTATGCCAAGCAGTGTTAAAAGCAGTCGCATCTTTTCCTTCTAAAGTGATTGGGTTTCCGTACCCTTCTTTAAAAGTGATTTTTACAGTGAAACTACGTTTAATTGACATTTATGTATCTCCTTTCGTTAATTTGCATATAAAAAGGCAATACCTCGAAATATGCAAAAATCTATATAGACAGTGAAAACTGTTTATACCTTTTGTTTATTTCCAAATATTGCCTTGTTTTTCTACTTTTTACTTCTAATTAAAACTCTAATGTATCTTCTACTTGTTCTGTTGGATTATTACCAATCAATTTAAAAATCTTGACCATTGATTCTTTGTTCAATTTACCTTTGAACTCGTTGATAAAGTCTGTATCTGAAATATTTCTTTGACCAATTAAGAATAAATCAGCATTTCCTTTTGAATCTTTCTTAGCTCCAATCTGATATACAGGAATTGTAGTTGTATATACACGTCCACTTGCTTGTTCTTTACAAGCTCTGTAGTCTGTTACGACTTCGTAATATACATCTTTAACAACTTCTTTTGCTTTCTTCGTTTTTTCATCAACAATCGTCTCTTTTACTTCAACTTTTCTGTATCTGTTCTCAAAGAAAGAAGTTGGAACTGCAATTGCATTGGCTTTTGTTTCCAAATACCCTAATCCATCAGGTCGCATAGGTCTTTCACCAAATTCAACCTCTTTACCTTGGATTTTCTCTTTTACCAATCCAATTTTGTTTATTCTCTGTGCATCTTCAAATGAATATAACGGAGTCCCATTCAAACTTCCTAGGGGTGTTACCTCATTTTCAGATAAGATACTTTTTAAAATATCCATTTCCATTTTATTTTCTCCTCTCACTATAAAGTTTTTTCGATAGAATCCATCATTCTAGTAACTGATTCCATCATATAATTTTTTGTGCTCTTGTCTAACGCTTCTGCTCCATTGACAATAGCACCTACGATTTGAGTAACTGACAAGGCCAATTTATATGTCTTTGCAGACTTGTCTTGTTGTTCTTTCAATTCGTATTTATCAAAATAAACCTTTGGTACACCTAATTTCTCACTTAACATAGGAGAAATCTGAGTGGCGAACCTTTCTCGCATTGGTACGATTGTATTTGTCATGGCATTATCTATGATTCTTTCCATAGATACGTTTCCTGATACATCCCCTAAACCAATCAATTCAGGAGTAAGACCGAAACATTGACAAATAATAGAACCTTCCTTCATTTGAAGGTATTCTAAGAACTCCGTACCTTTTGTAACACGAGGCAAGTGATCCATTTTTTCAAAAATAGAACTTGCAAGGATTACATTGTCTGATTTTGAATTTCTGATTTCCTGACCTAAACGTTTAGCTTCAATTCTTGCTTTGTCGGCTCTGTCTGCTTTAGAACTTGATGATTCATCTAAAACTTGTGAAGCCGATAAATCAATCGTATCTCCCTTGGCAAATCCGTCTTTTAGCCAAAAAATCAAACGTCCTGGGCCATCATACTGAATATCGTAGTTCAAACGCTCGTAAACCGCACCTAATAGCTTTAGACGTTGTTTATCACGCAATAAACAAGATAATCCGTTCTCATTGTCTGTTCCGTTTCTAAGATTGCAGAAATTATCAGGAATCTCTACAATGATTGTTCCGTCTTTGGACATTAATTTGCCTGTTTTAAGAAATAACGCTTCGTCAAAGTCGATTTCCTTTGTTCCTAATGAGATAGGTTCTTTATCGTCTGCCGACATAGCATAACAGATAGGAACTCTAAATCCTTTATATTCATCATCTTCACGCATGATGGAAACATAATTACGATAATTCTCTGTAACAATCCCTTTATCTTCGTCTAGCCAACGAATACCACATTTTCCGTACAATAATGACTGCATAATAGCATTTTGAAGTACGGAATAGTTTGTGACACCTTGCACATTGTGTTTGTAAAGGAATGGCATAAGAACATTCTTGTCTAAATTCTCATCGCCCGTTGTGATTCCGTTTGAGAATATAAAGTCAATAACCTTACCGACAACATATGGAAGCGTTGGTAGATTTTCTATCATCCAATCAATCTCATCAAACTGATTCTTAAAGTTTGTCTTTATAAATCCGTTGATGCAATCTGAATTGCAGTTTAACATAGCTTCCATTACCTTTTCGGCTTCGATTTCTGCATTAGAACTGTGAATATTGTGCGAAATGTTAGGTGACACATAGGTATTGGATGCTAGTTTAACTCTATCCTTTTGTCTTTTCTTTGTTCTTCGACTCAAATTAGCACCTCCTAATCGTTCTCTGCATACGCAAGTATTTCACTGCTTAGATTATACATTAAACAACTGCGGACAGAAAGTACTGAGGAATCTAGGGCATCAGGAGAGTGTCCTAAGCGTTGTTTTATCTCCTCTTTAGGAATAATGGCTATCTTCTTGTTGTTCTTCGATACAGTCCTTGTGGCAAGCAATTCAGGTTTCAATCTTTTGGCAACTTCCGTTGTGAAGGTCAATTTCTTACTGTCCATTAGCTGCTGAAAGTCTAAATACATTTCCGCTCTTAGATTAAATGCATATACTGCACTGTAATGTCTTGCCTTGATACGTGTTTTTGTTGGCCCTCCTTGGAAATTGACACCCTCAAGGATAAATCCTAGCTTATCCGAGTATTTTGACAATCCCTCGGTCAACCAAGTACCGAATCCAACGTCAACACAAACATATTTGATGTTTAATGTCTCAATAATCTTAACAATCTTAGTAATAATCTTCTCAGATGTGACTCCTTGAACCCAAATGCCCTCTTTTAGATTGTAAATTGTCTCGATTTTACAGTTTCCGTATCTGTTTTGAGAGCATAAAGCAACATCTATTCCATCTTTTCCTGTATAAGCCGAGTCAATACCTAGGAAAAAACGCTTTTTATAGGAACTATCGACTTTATCGTCGTCTAAAGTCATTGTTTTAAACATACTTTCGTCTGAAAATTCCTCTAATTCGCATACTAAATAACGTTGGCAAGTACTTCTGTTCTTGTAAAAATGAGAATTTAGTATCTGAGATGCACTTTTCATACGATCTTCTTCGTATGCAGTACGTACATCCATCCAAACAACTAATGTTCCTTCGGGGTATTTGTCGTTTGTCATGCAATCGTAGAACTCTCCTCGTTTGTGGGGGTTGGAAATAGCAATTTCAAGCTCTTTTGAACCGTCAACACTTGAAAATTCCCTTCGTCCTATCTCGGCATACGCATCTTCACTGACTTGGGCCGCTTCGTCAATAATATAATCTCCACCCTTACCGATAGCGTTGTTGTTTTTCTTCGGGTCTACACTGTTTCCCCCTAATGTAACGATTTCTACACATCCTCCACCCTTGAAGGAAATCTTAGTTTTGGAGGTAGAAGCCTGTAATTTTTCAATCTTGTTTCCTGAATCTAATACAGAACTCTGAATAGACTCGTCTGCGTTTTGTAAATGTCCTATAACTTTGGACATGATGATAGTAGCGGTTTCTCCTGTTGCGGCCGCAATTCGCACTTGATGTCCTTTATAAGCACGATAAATAGCAATCATACCTAAAGTCCAGCTTTTGCCATACTGAGAAGTTGTAATTGCGTAGATTGTATCGTACCCTTCTACAACCGCACCGAACAACATAGCTTGCGTAAAGTGAAGATTGACTTGAAAATATGTCAAAGCCTCTCTTGCACCGATAACCGCAAGTCTAAAAGCTTCTTGTCGAGAAATATTTAGTCGTTTGTAATGTTCGGGGATATATCCTTTCGTCCAATTTTTCAATTTATACTTGGGGGTAGCACCCTTCAACAACCTAACAACTTCTTCTTGGCTCTTATTAATAGCTTTAGCTTCTTTTAAGTCCTCTACATCCTTAAAATACTGTTCCGTAACACTAAGAGTCTGTTTCTTCACTGTTATCGTCCTCCTCGTGTTCTATTACCTCGGCATCTAAAAATTCACTTCCCATGTTGATTCCTAATATATCGTTGATTCTTTCCTCTGCAATCGCTCTTTTCTGCTCAACAGTAATATTATTTACACTTCCAACATTTAAAATATTGCTCTTTCCTATGCCATCCATTCTATTTAGCTCTTTTAAGCACCCTAATCTGTCTTTCATGTCCTTTTCTTCGTCTTGAATGTTATCACTAAGCCACTGTCTGCGTTGCTCTACTGTCATAACACTCCTTTGATCTCTCTTTTTTACCCTCTCATGTATGACATTCCTAAATAAAGGACTGTTTAATATCTTATATCCCTTGTTATAAGCACTCTTATCGCTTAAATCAGGACGAATCTTTTGCATGGACTTCGTAATATTCCCACTCTTTGAATACTCGTCAAAGAACCTCTTAGCTTCATCCTCACGCTTTAATTCTGAAACACTCTTTGCCCTTGGCATACTCTCATCCTCTCTTTCTCTACCTCCCTACATTATAAATGATTTTATTGAGGACGTTTTAACCCCTATAAAAAACACATGAACTCATTTTTTTCAAAACTCGAATTTTCACTTTCCAAAAATTTTTATCTAAAAAAGGGGGCGGTTTGTGTTAGTAATTACTCTTGTTAGCACTCTCTTGTTTATAGTGCTAGGTGTAAAAAATGTGGTTTGGTCAAGAGGTAAGGCATGGGGTGTGTATGGTCGTTTTTTCCTGTTGCGTTTTTCAAACCAGACCACAACCGCATATATATTTATGTATGCATTCCATAAATAATTAATAAAGATCGTATAAACAGTTTTAGCAGCAAGAAGAAAAAGACAATAAAAAAGCTAGTTAAATATTTAATATTTTAACTAGCATAATAAATAAATTATAATAAATAATATAATAAATAATATAATAATCCATAACCAGTATTTATATAGAAACGCAAGAAGTAATATAAATACAAGTATAGTTGTTAACTGATCAATCATTTAGCAGCCTTTCAAATTCATTTAATTTATTAATATAATAATTCATTCTCTTTTTTTCTCTTTTATTTTTAAAACGATCCTTATTATATAATTCAATCCAATTATCCAATCCATTTTTATAGTATCTTAAAAGCTGCTCAAATATAAATTTTTTTGAATATGAATTAAAAGTAATATGATCATTTTCAATGAATTGAAATGTAATACAATTACCATAAGGATATATAGTATATGTATATATATATCCCTTATTAAATGCACCTTTTTTATTTGATCGTATAGTTTGACAACTCAAGCTAGATATACAACTACATATATTTTTAATATCTTTCATATATATTTTATTCATTTTCTTTTTACTCCATTTCTTTCAGTTCATCATACATACTACAAGTAACATAAATGCCATTTCTAAGGCAATTATATAATCGCTCCATGACTCTATTATTAATTAGTTCATGTCGATTATATAACGTAACGAGTCTAACTGCTGGGCTTATGTCATCCAACTTTATACGCACGTTTATTACTTCTTTTATTAGATCAAATTCTTGTCTAGTCATTACATACACCCCCCTTTAATTATAAATTAATGGCATAACTATATTTGATAGGCCTAGAAACAAGCCTACAATTAATAAGTCAAAACAAATGTATAAGTAGAATTTTAAGAGTGCTAACAATAGAACTTGAAAGTTGTTAAGCTTGTTTAACTGCTTACGTGTTACCATTGTCAGCACCTACCAATCAATTTTAATACTAGTCAATACATAATCCCAAGAAGTGCCGTAGTGCGTAACGCCCCAAACGTACATGCCTAGCGTTTCATTGTAGTACACAATTTCATTGATTTCTTGTAATAATCTAGCGCCCCAATCATCCACAATGAACCATTGGAAAACTTCTGGATCGTCGTCTTGCTCGTTTTTAAGCTCTTCTATTTGATCGTTTATTTCATTTATTTCATTTTCTAAAATTTGAGATGGGCTGTTTTCGTTTTCTTCTTCTAACTCGTCTCGTTTTTCTTCTAACTCTTCTATCTCATCCGTGTTGTCGATAATACCACTTACTTGATCCCATGAACCTATGTCATATGTCAATGACATAATGTCGTTATTTGAAACCGCATCAAAACACTTTGCAAGGGTTGCATAGTCAACTCGCCCATTCTCTAGACCATAATCGCTAATAGCATTCCCATAATAATATTTTTGTTGTTTTTCCATTTTCTTTTTTGCCCCATACTGATATAATTAGGACGTATATATATTTTTTTGGGGCTTGCCTCCATTTTCTTCTATATTATATATACGCTTTTTTGGATGATCTTACTTTTCAATTGTTGGTAGCATATGGAAGTAAGATCTTTTTTTATGTCTTCTTTTTGGATGTCACCCCTTTTCTACATACCTATTATACCATGATATCTTTACATAATCCACCCTTTTTTTGCTTTTTGTTCACGAATCGTGAATATAATAGCGGATATTTTCGTACCACACCGTGTTTTTGTCTACATATCGTGAACAATTTACAAAATACAAAATATACAAAATACAAAATTTTTCGCCGATTACAAAATACAAAATACAAAATTTATTTTTTATATTGACAAAATTTTCTTTTTGGAACACTTCAAATGTCCTTTATTTAAAGGAATTTCATTTATTTTCGTGAACAAATGAGTATTAAAGCAAAAAAGACAATAAAAAAACCCATCAAACTACATTAGAACTTGATAGGTAAATGAAACTAGTAATAATACTCTATATATCTTCTTCTTATAGGGTTTGGGAGGCTCTGTGGAGGACGTAGCTCCTCTCTTTCTTCTTTCCCCCGAGGTCAAAACCCCTCTTTATCTCCCCCGGACCTCTTTCCTATTATATATATGCCGGGGGACTAAGATATATCACTTTTTCATATATCAATCGTTTTAAAATATTCAGAATACGTAAGACTATTTATAATATAGGCTCTGTTAATACAGAACCTTAAACCATACAATCTTCAAGATATAGAATTAATAAAGAATTTCTAAAGGAGTATGAAATGAAATATCTGCCTATTCATTCCAGTAGTAGTATATGACTACGCTATGACAATTTATGAACCAACTTAAACCAATTTTGTGTAAACATTATGGAACTTATCGTGTTTATTACGCATATTTGATTGTATGGACGTTTCTATATCTCTGAATTTACTTGTTTTTGTTTCTTTTCCCCGAACTCTGTTGCGTTCCTAGGCTATATATTGCATTATTTTCTGTTGCGATTGTAACCCTTGGACTTGGAGGGGCTGTTGGAAAGTGGGGGGCTAAAACTGTTGGACTTTGAGGGGATAAATTGTATTGCAATTTACTCGCACATTTCTTTTAGCTTTAAATCTCTCCATTGTTTGGCATCATCTATGTTTTTAAACGATTTAGATACATACTTTTTGCCATATATCCTTACAACATAGAAACCATTATAATGTGTTATATTCCTTTCGCCTGTTTTGTTGTTTCTTTTTTTCTGTTGCCCTGGAGGTTTTCTATTGCATACAGAGTATTGAGTGTTTTCTTGAACTGTTGACCACTCTAGATTGCTTACACAGTTATTCTCTCTATCAAAATCAATGTGATTTACTTGAGGTTTATTTTCAGGGTTTGGTATAAACGCTTGTGCAACTAATCTATGTACTTTCATGCATTTTTGCTTTCCATTTTTTTGTCAACCCTATATGCAAATATCCTTTTTCATTCTTTCTTGGCTTCATTAATTTACCTGTTCTGTTGTTTTTGACATCCCCATAATTGCTTACAGAGTATGTTCCACCAAAACCTTCAATTAATTTCCACTCAACTTTTAGATCAGAGGCATTTTCTTTTTACTTTGATATTTTATAATTTGCCATGCGTTCACTGTAAGCTTTTCTTGAAGCAATCATATTTTGCTTAAACTTACTGTAATTGCCATTGGCTTTTAAATTATTAATCATATCCTCTCTAGTTCGTACCTCTGTAATTTCCATCTTTTCCCTTTCTCCAATATTGCACTTACACCATTATAATATCCTCAGGTCTCCCCGAGGCACTCATTCTTGAGTAAGTAGAAGTAAAAAATGTCTCGTTAGAAAGTGGCAATATTTGGTCTTTTTTAGGTACTTCCTAACTACATATATTATACCATTTTTAAGTGCGGACGTGTGAAAAAAACCTATAAAAAAAGGCTATTTGTTGTTAGCCTCTTTCTTTTCTCTTTCTAAATCTTTTAAGATCAATTGTCTTACATAATTGTTCTTACTATCTAAAGAATCAAGTTTTTCTATGATTGCTGCATCATGAGTTTTATGAAATTTAAGAAGAATTTGTCTGATATTAGCTTTTTCATACTTCTTAGTTGCTCTTAAGTGTGCTGCGCTTGCTTTTCCCATACATCATACCTCCTACGATCTTAAATCTTCGTGTAATTTCTTTTCTAAGACATCTGCAATAGCTACAACCTCTTTTGATGGCTCAGGAATTACATATTCACCATCACATAGCATCCTGCATACCCTTCTTTCCCCGTAGAATCCGCCATCTGTACACTGTACGTATGAAAGCTTCATTCTTCCTCCACTACAAATAAAATAAGACGATTCATCATGAGGATATACGCATCCAATATATCCTTCAAACGATCTAATAGTTTCTTCTAAGTTTTTATTCGATTCATACTGCATGAACCTTTCATTCCATTTCAACATTTTCTATTCCTCCTACTTTCTATTGCTTAATTACAGTTCTTTTCTTCCCATTCTGCGATTTCGTCTGCATCATCAATAATTTCTCCGTCTTCGCATACTAGCATTGTTTCTCTTGACCCATAATCGACAATCTGATAATTGTCAGGCAATTCATCCGCCCATAAGTCAACACCAAATAATTCAACATTGAAATCGTCTTTATATAATACGTTTGCTACGGCTTCTACGATTCCTGAATTTGTAAAACTGTGATACCCAATATGTACTTGCTTCATGTTATGTCCTCCTAAGCACCTAAGCGCTTTTCTTTACACCCATATATTAGCATATAATGATATCTTTGTAAACAATTAATTTAATAAATTTTTAAATTCTTTTGCACAATAAAAAAGGCTAATTCCACATTCGTGTTTTAAACGTGTTTTTAGCCTTTTCTTCATTTACCCTAACAAATACTCATTTCAATCTATTTTGCTCGTTAGAATCACTTCTAGACGTGTTTAAATTGATTTTAAGAAGTTTTTCTTCTTTTTCTGCGAAGATTGTAGTCTTTATCAATCAAAATCTGAAATATCATTGTTCTGTCAACTAGATATTCAATTCCATCACTATTGAAACCAACGATCTTACACCACCAGCGATTGAAAGTATAAGGTTTAGTCAATACAATTTGTACTAATTCAGTTTCATCAAATAAAGTAGCCATTGCTACATCCCCTGCTCTTAATCCAATATTGCCATGGTAATTAAACCATCCTCCACAGGTTTCTTTGAAATGCTCGTATTCTGTATCTCTTTTAGGCATTTAAATAATTCCAATCTGAGTTAATAATGCACATTTTACTTCTTTTTGTTCTCGCCGATCTAATGGTTTGATATGCCACTTAACATTTTCTTTGTTGATCGTTAAAATTTGCTCTGCTTTCGCCATTCCATATTCATGTCCTGTATCTACCATCACGTGGCATGGCAAATCAGTTCTTTTTAAATTGCTAGTAATTGGAATTACATTCACTGTTTTACTTCCTTTGTTCTGAATATCGTTTGAAATTACGATACAAGGTCTCCTTTTATAAAGAATTGTATTACTGTATTTCGGTAAATCACACCAGTAAATGTTATTGTTTAGGATTTCCATAATGATAACCACCTATCCTCTCTAATTTATCCTCTAAATTTCTGTTATGCTGCTGCAACCCGTATATTTTCCTATCTCTCTCAATTAAAGCTTGTTTAATTAATACCATATCGTCATAAAGTGCATATAATCCGTTGTTCTTTAAAGTTTCTTCTATTTTTTTAAAACTTGTCTCTACTTGATTTGTTTCTATCATCTTCTTCATTCCAATCCATTCCATATACATCGTCTACTGCATCATCATTTGTATCTTCCTTAATTGGAACACGTACAACTCTAACTCCAATTCTATGAGTGAATAAGATACATACTGCCCAAATTGGATGAACATGAATTACCATGTACGCAGTAAATACCATTACCGCTATATTGTGGATTGCCATACTTAAATACATCATTTTGTTGTTTTCTCCTTCACATATGTAGCTTTCAAATCTTCTACTTCGACCCCTTCTTTACTCCATGCAGTATTCCAAATTTCATTTAATAATTTGTCTACAACGTTGCATGAATCGCTATTATCTACATCAGGAACACTGATTTTCAATTTAATCAGTACATCTGTACTTTCCTTGATTAGCTTATTTCGTTTCCTCAAAGCCTTCATAAGACACCTCCTTATGTAAATTAAACTAATTACACAACTAAACGCATATGCCTGCCCAAATCCTAAATCCGTTTTTAGCTTGTTGTAATTCCACTTAATGTCCTCATATTGATAACATCCTGAACCAAACTTGATTTCGTACATCAATGCAAAGTGAACAACATCAATATATTCCTCAAATACTTTAGCTTCGTCTTTAGGCTCTTGAGTGAACTTCCACCAACACCAGTCTGATTTCTGAGCGTGCATCAATTCTCCTAATTCATCAAACAATGCACTTTCTAATTGGCTTTTAGAAATATAGTCAACATTATGTTTCTTAAATACTTCTGCATCATATGCTTTCTGTCTTTCAAGCATATCTTTAATCATTTCTGTACTTGTCATTTGGTTCTCCTTTTATAATTCAACATTTTCAATCAATGCTCTTTTTTCGAGGATTGATAAATATAATCCCATGTATTTTTGTTGCTCTCTTAATAGTTCAAGTGGGCAATCATACTTAGTTACTTCTTTTCCAAGCATTGTTTCTACTTCAATTTTGTTGCAGAAATTCTTCAATTTCTCATATCTGATTTTTACTTGGTGATATTCTGCTACAAATCTTTCTTTGTAATCGCTTGAACACATTAATTCAATTGTTTCTTTTAATTCCATGTTGTTTTTCTCCTTTTTTTCTTTGACTTTTCTAATCTCAATTGATGATGGATAAAGGTTCAAAACTTCTTGATTAATTTCAAAAGATTTTCGATTTCTAATCTTATCCCAAACTTCTTTTTCTGAATCAGCTTCTACGATTTCTGATAATTTAGCGAATATATTCGCCTTAAATAAATATTTTGCCATGCTTTTCTCCTATTTAGAAAACAATAGTTTTCCTTTCTGCTCAGCCTTAAATTCTTCATATCTTTCAATCATTTTAAACAATCTTGATTATAGATAACCCCCCCCCGTGAGATTTATCTGTTTCTCCATTTATTTTTCCTTTCCAACATACTCTCCAATATAAATTTCTCCCTTGATAACATACACATTCTTGTAATTTTGCTTTGTTACCCCTAGAAAGTCTTTACCAGGCTTTTTAAAAGCTAGTTTTCCATCTTTTGTACAGTATTTGTATTTGTTAGAACTATCATCATCACATTTTTGAACACTGTACATAAGTTCATCATCATATCTTTTTGCAATCATCTAGAATGGCATCCCTTCGCCCAAATCATCATTTTGAGGATATGATTGGTAATTTACTTGATTTGTAAATGGTACTGTTTGTGGCTGCTGCATCTGTTGTGATTGAGATTGATACGTCTGTTGATAAGCCTGCGTTTGTGGCATTGTAGCATTGTTTAAAGCCAATTCTACGTCCATAACGTAAACGCTAGTCTTATACACTTTCTGATTCTCTTTGTTCGTGTATGAGCTTTTCTGAAGCTTTCCGTCAACTGCAATGTGTTGTCCTCTGAATCCATATTGATTAATATGTTCTGCATTTTCTCCCCACGCAGTACAATCGAAGAAAGATTTATGTTCTTGTCCGTCCTTACCTTTTTCTTTAACTTCGATAGAAAAATTACATAGGCTTTGTCCTGTAGCAGTTTTCTTTAAAACAATATCGCTACCGATTTCGCCCGATAAAATAACTCTGTTCATTTCTTTTCAACTCCTTTATACAAATTCAACACCTATTGAGTTAGGTCTTATTCCTTCTATCATCTGATACATATGTGATTTAGAAATGAAATTCTTTCTAGCACATTCGGCAATTGAAGAATAAACTGTATCGCCTATTCTTACTTTCTTTTTGTTTCTCAACCCTTGAGTCTGAGCTAGTTTGATAACTCTTAGATTTTCGATTTTCATTTCGCCGTCCCAAACTATAGAATCGTTCTTTTCTATTTCCCCAACAAAAGCTTTGTAGGCTTCAAACAATACATTCAAGTATCGTTTTCCTTCTTTAAGGTTCACTACAACTCTATAAATTGATTCCGTTTCCTTTTTAGCTTTCATTTCCTTTTGATTTCCTTTTAGATCAACAGAAACAACTCTTAAATAACTTGTAATGTAATATCTGATTCCTGTTTTACTTTCGCCGAGTAATTGGAATTGCTCGTCATCTTCACTTGTTACTTTTCTTCTTTCTTCCTCATCCGTTTCAACAGGAAGAAGAAGAATACATCCTTTGTAGGTTTCCTCGTTTCTCAACATCTTATGGAACTGAGCGTTTGTAATTCCCAATTCCTTCATTACGTCTTTAGTGTTTACGATTCCACGTACAACTGATATATCGTTTTTATCCAACATATAATAATTCACTTTCCGCCCATCCCTTTCTTATCCGTTCATCAAATCTCCCAACATTTTCATGCCTTCCTCCTTTTTTGGAGGTGCAGGCAATTGATCGTGTTGTTGATACATTTCCAAACTGATTTGTCCTGAATTTAATAACTGTACTTCTTCTTCACAAACCTCTTTATAAGCTTGTAAAAATCTATCTCGGTAATATTGCAAGTCTTTTTTATTACTCCACGCAATATCTCTTAACAGATAGCTCCCTCCGAGCGCTTTCTGAATGTTTCTAGGCAGTTTATCGTAGTTTACCTTACTCGTATGAGGGTCACACTTAGCATTCCTTAAAACGATTTCCCAAGCCTCTCCAGCTTCCTTTGTTTTTCCAATCGCAGTTTTACTAATTCTTGTTTTTACTTGTGCTACATTTGGAGCAAACTCTCTTGTATCACTTTGGATGATTTGATTAACTGCATTTGCTACAGTTAAATATTCATAATTCTTAAAAGACACTTGCCAAAGTTTTAAATAGGCTTGCGTATCTTCTTGAGTCATGTTTTTGTAACTCATTGGATAATTGATTCTTAGCACTTGTAAGATTCTTTCAGTTTCTTCTAATGTCAAAATGCATACCCCATTTCTTTTCTTGTCAATTGTCTTTGACCACCATTGTTGTTATTCTGTAACTTGTAGAATGTTAACCAATTGTGCATGATGCTCTGATTTACAATAGCAATCTTGGTAACATCATCTAATGCTAATTCATTTAATTTATTTAAAGACAACTTCATAGCTCTAGCAGTCAAAGGCTTTCTCGCTTTATTTCTCATTTCAACAAAACCATGCAAAGCATCTTGCAAATCTTTGTTTTCTGTATACTCTGCAATAACAGAATTAACACTTTCTTTTTTGCTATTTTTCCCTACATCTTCATTTTTGGGATGTAGTAATTCTTCTTTGGTACTATAAGTATTAATATCTTTAATAGAATTGTTATTTAATAGATTAATATTTTGTTCGGGATTTTTTTCCGTAAGGGGTTGGGATTTTTTTCCGTACCCTTCGGGAATTTTTTCCGTACCATCAGTTTTTTTATCCGTACTGATTAATTGATCATACTTATCTGTTAGTTTGTATAAAGAAAATGTTCCGCCTTGTTTAAGAGTTTCGTGTTCCATGATTCCTGTTTCACATATCTTTTTCATGCGTCTAGATAACGTGTCTTTCTTCATGTTCAAGATAGGTATATCTTTAATAACCCCTGAGTAATTAACCCATGCGTATGTTTTATCACCGACATTCATTTTTATCATTTTAGAGCTACTGTAAAAATCAACGAACCATCTAATAATTAACAAATCCTCAACATCAAATCCCAACTCAAGAGCTTTTTCTTGGTTAAAACCTAAAATCGTGTATTTCACTCTTAACACCTCCTAACATTCTGTACCTATGTACTTTGTATGAAATGTTGTAACGACACTAAATGCACTCCAAATGTCACTTTTAAATCCGTAGAAATAACCTGGATTTGATTTTGTACCTTTTCCTTTGTTTGGAGTATCTTTAGCAAACAAATCAATTAACGCTTGTCTAATAGTTGCGTCTGTCGCTTTCATAGAGTGACATAGAGCCATTTTTTCTTCACTTCGGTATATTAATGTGGGTTCAATATCAAAAGCTTCAAATTGTTCTAATAAACGTCCTATAAAGTAACAAGTTTCAAATGTTGTTTGACCTACAGGCATACCGAAACTCTGTATTCCTTCAATCGCTACATAGTCAATTGGATAATTCTCTGCTTTCCAATTTGAGATTTTATCTTGCAATTCTTTGTTAGGAATTTTTCCTTTATCTACAACTGCCGATAAATCATTCTCGACTACAACAAATGCACTATATTCATTTGCTGGGTCAATGCCTAAAATCATCTTACGCACCTCCAATCTCAAACTTAGTGACCTCGATTTTTTTCTTGGTAGCATTCATCTTGGCTTCGATACTTTCATAAGCAGTTTTAAAACGCTTTAAATCAGAATCGACTTTTGCAAGCTTAGTTCTTTCATCAGCTACTTTTTGACAAGCTAATGCTTCAAAGTATTTAATACTAGGTGCTTTTCCGTCATGTTCACGTTCCCAAGTACTACGTTCTACATAAATAGCGTTTGTCATTTTATTTTCAATATCTGCTTTTAAGATGTTCGAGCTTTCTTGCAATCTAGCCATCATTTCACCAATTAAGAACATTTGATTTGCAAGGTTTTCGACATTCAATGCCATTTCCATTACTGCGTTTTCATCAGGAATATAAGCATCCACTAAAATTTCAAGTTGTTCTTGAATTTCTTCGTCTTTCCAATATTTAACTTTGAATGGATTGTATTTAAACAAAAGTTCATTTTGACTTAGCATTATATTTCACCTCTGATTCATCAATGTTTCCGTAGATACGTTCTAAATATCTTTTGGCAATGCCTAGCATTTTCTCTCTCTTTGGACTCTGGTCTAGTAGGTTATGACACCTTCTACACACTGTAATAATGTTTTTTTCTACCCCAAGTCCTCCACTTGATCTTGGAATAATGTGTGCTTCGGGAAATGCGAAGGGAGAACCGCAAAAGATACACATTCTCCCATCTCTTTCCCATACAGTATCTTTAACTGATTTAGGAATATCTGTAGCTTGGCTACGTTTTGATTTATACAAGACTTACACCTTCAGGTTGAGGTTCATCAGGTTGTGAGTATGTTTGAACAGGTGCTTGTTCAATCTGTTGTGTAGGTTGTTGAATTGGAGTTTCATCCAATTTCATATCCACATTCATTTCTTCCTCTGAATACATCTGTTGGAAATCGTTAGGGAATGTTTCTCTCAATGCTTGGGTAATTGCAACTTTACGAACCATAGTTGCAGCTTTGGTGCTCCATTGTGAATTAAGTTTTCCATCCTTGGTTCTTCCTGCGTATTCTTCAAATGAAACTTCAATGTGAGTTGGATGAGATACATTCTTTCTAAATACATCTGCCCATCCACCTACAACTTCTTCACGATCTTTCAAGTAGAAAGCACCTTTTCGGTATGTCAATTCACCACTTTCACCATTGAGTACGATAATTCCTGCATCTAAACCATCAAACTCTGAATTTCTTTCGGCACGTTTCAAGAAAACATCTTTTGAAACTACCATTTGAGCTGGTGTAGTGCTTCCATACTTGATTAAGTAGCAGTCTTTAATGAATGGATTCAAGCCTTGCGATTTACACAAATTAATAAAATACACAACTTCTTGGTCTGTAATTTGACCATTTCCATTTACTAAGTAATTTCTTACGATAGCTGGAGATAATTTAACTTTTTCTCCGTTGGCAGAAAATTCTACTAATTGATTGTCATTCTTTTTAGCAATATTGTTTTGTAACATAATTAACATTCTCCTTTTTCTAAAATTGATACTTTCACATCATGTTCTTTAATAAATTGATTTAAAATTGGATTAAACGCTTGTAATTCGCTCATAGAGCCTTCAAATCTAAATACGCAATATCTTCTTGCCTCTGTTAGATTTTGAGCCTGAGGTGTTTCAAATGGAGTCTGAGAAGGAACTACATTTTCTCTTTCCATTTGAGCTTGCTTAGACTGTTCAATTTGAGCATTTACTTTTTCTTGAAGTTTTGCTTTGGCTGCCTTAATCTCGTTAATACGTTCTGTAGCTTTGCTTAAATCCAAAGTCTTACAGAACAATTGGATAACTTGCTCTGCTTGTAGTTCATCATCAGGCAAAGAAGCTTCAATGAATGATAATTGTTCTTCGGCTTTCAAGAACTTGTTATTCAACGATTCTTCGATTTCCTTAGGCTTAACAGACTTGTTCAAATATCTTTCTTCAAAAACTAGTTCAAAAGGATATTTGTTGTTCGTCATATTTAACCACAACTCTTTAATCTGATTTTTCTTCAATTCTTTCTCTGCATTATCAATATCATTGATTCCATCACCCAATTTATCGGATGCTGCTTTGATTGTTTTCTCAACTGCCATGATATCTTTTTTATCCTGAATCCATTGTGCAAAGACATCATTTTCAACTTGCTTACGTTTATCAGATACAACTTTCACTAAATTGTTAAGCGAAGCTCTGTCTGTCTTTGCTTGCTTATAGTTGTTTTCATCAACCACGTAATCGTAAGCTTTCAATCCTTCTTGAATTGCTGGTAATAAATCACTAGCATTTGTGTACACTTTTCCGTTTTGTGCACGTACCTCTAAATTAAATTCCATATTTCCATCTCCTCTTTTTCTATATAGACAATGTGATAGGTGGTTCTACATCACCTATGAAGTACCTATCCCATTTTTCTATCATTGCTTGTTTTAGATCGTTCATACTGTCTAAAGCTTCTACTTTTCTGTAGGAACGCTCTATAATTCGTGCATCACCATCTGCAAATCTTAGTTCTGCACAATAGATAACAAAGTCAAAATCCGTAACAATTAATCCTTCTAATGTTTGGCAATAATAGTTGTCAGGAACTGTTTCGTTTCCTTTAGAACCCCATTTCTGCAAACTATGAGAATTAATAATCTTTGATGTTTTGATTTCCAAGATTCCTCTTTCACCGGTTTCCTTGTTGTAAATCAATCCATCAGGACTGTATCTTAGAAACTCATATTCTTTAGAAACTAACGTAACATTGTCAACGTACTGTACATCCAACTCAGGGTGTTTAGCCTGAAATAATGTTCTTAAACATGGCTCTGCGGTATTTCCGTATTCGATTGCATCATTTGTAATCTGTTGTGAGCCAAATTTTTTATCGTGCCACAACTGATTTAATGTTTTCCATGGATTCAAACCCATGAAACAAGCTGCATCCGAACCGCCGATTCCACGTCCACGTTTTTTAAGCCATTCTTCATGACTTCCATACTTTTCAACACTGAATTTATCGGTGTCTTGGTAAAGATTCATCCTTACTTCCTCCCCTCAATTTACAAACCTCTTATGTACCAATTAGCTATCACAATGAAAGCTAGAGAAACTAAGAAACAGATTAACGAGCAAATGTAATTAAACTTAGCAGCACGATTAACCATATGCGTTTGTTTTTGACTTCTAACTAGCATTGAGTATTGAGTTTCGTACTCGTTATTAGCAAAAGAAGGAAGCGTGATACAATCACCTAATTCAACTGCTTTCTTCTTTGCGATTGATTTAGAACCAGGCTTCTTCGTCTCTTTCTGCTTTGCAGAAATCGTAGCAGTAGTCTTCGTAACTGTACTCATCTTGTTCTTCCTCCTCATCTTCATCAATGTATCTGTTGTCATCTAACTCTCTTAAATCATCTACATTCATCATGTTGTTCACACCTTTCTTTGAACTCAGGAAACATCCTGATAAATAACTTTGTTGGAACTTTCTTTGTATCTATCACTTTGGATAGATTGGACTTTTTGTAAGCCTCCGATTCGCATATGAGATTCAACATCTTGTATGCGGTTTTTTTAGAAACACCAAGTTCCATGATGTCTCTATAGCCAAGCAACACTTTCATTCCTTTACACATCTTTTCCCTACTTCAAATCCACACATATAAATGGTTTGAAGCATTGAAGATACGTTTACTAAATCTTCCTTAGAACATCCGTTCTTAATTAGCACATCAAAAACTTTTCCTTCCCAATGCACTGAGTCTTGGAATAATCTAATTGAATCTAATCTGTCACTTTCTAATCTTTCACTTGGTTCTGCCATTTTATTCACCCTTTCTTATCGTTTTAGGCCAATTCTTTTTTGAACTTATTAATGAAGAAAATTTGACCTTGGCCTGTCACTTTTGTGGTTCTCGTGATTCTTGTTGAACCATCAGGATTGCTTATTACTCGTTCTTTAACTTCAAACAATCCTTTTTCCATTGCCTTTTGAGTTGGCATATTTTTTGAAGTACCTGTCTTAATCAAATATCCGTCATTTCGCATTCTTTCAAATAATCGTTTTTGACCAATATCTGTACCATTCTGTTTAATCAATTTAGCTAAGTCACCAATCAGAATTGAAGTATCGCTAGTTGCAACTGCATCTGCAAAGATCGCTTTCGGTTTCATTTCTTCGTTTTCGATTTGAAGATTAGCAATTGTTTTATGTGCAATGTCTAATGCACGAGCCATAACCTTTTCAGGACTATTCCAAGCCTTTTCTAATTCGATTAACTTTCTTCGAATTTCTTTTCCTTTTTCATTGCGTTGTAGCATTGCAATTTCTTTCGCCATATCAAGTGTGATTCGGTAGTCTTGTAACTCTCTAGTCGCTCCGTTATTAACAAGTGTGGAACTTTTCACACTTGTAAAATCTATGTTTTCTTCAAATCCATATTCTCCCATTCGTTCGAACCATCTTGTAAATCTGTCCGTAACATTTAATTCTTTGTGCAACTCTCTAGCCGACAAAGTTAACTTGTCACCATTTGTAGTTACATTAAATAATTCGTTCATTTATTCAATCTCCTTCCTTTCTGTTTATGTGTAGCAAATTGTTAAATTTGAATTGTGTCTTTTTTAGACACTATATGTTTAAAAAAAATAGATACCATTTCTTGAGGCGTTAACGAGTATTTATTAGATATTGCTTCCACCTCATCTTTAGTGAAACTTCTACCATGCTTTTCATTCAATTTCATGGAAAAAGTTTGCTCAGAAATGCCTAAATACTGAGATAATGTTTTGCCTGTATCATTATTTAATACCATTAATGACTTTAATTTTTTCTTATCCATTTTATCACCGCCTTTTTTTGAGGTGTCTTTTTAAGACACTTATAGTATATCACTATTTTATCTTTTTGCAACATGAAATGTGTCTTTTTTAGAAACTTATTAAACTGTAAGTTGAATTTCACTATACATATTTGTTAGAACCAATATATAAGGAGGTCACGATAATTTGACAAAGGTATATGAAAATGGAAACAGGAGAAATGATTAAAAAGCTACGTATACAAAACCACTGGACACAAGAACAATTAGGAGAAAAATTAGGCGTTCAGAAATCTGCGATAGCAAAATACGAAAAAGGAAGAGTTGAAAATTTGAAAAGATCAACAATTCAAAAAATGGCAGAAATTTTTAATGTATCACCCCTCGTATTTCTTGGATATGAAGTTGAAGAGCATCCAAACAGACAAGATATACGACTAAAGACCATATGTAATAAATTATCTAGCCATAATCTTCTTAATCAATTATTCGACAAAGTATGTGATTTAACTGATAACGATATAGAATCGGTAATAATGTTTGTTGATACCATACGAAAGCAACGAGGAATTGATGAATAAAAATCATCTGATAATTAAAAGAGGTAGCACAAAACGTCCGCAACGAAACATGGTAAACTTTAAGTGCCTGTAAATAGGCAACTGTATTTTCATCTCTCTCTATTTCATGGAAGGCACACTCGCTAAAGGGTGTGTTTTTCTTTTTACAAACAAAAAAAGCACTAGAAATTAATCTAGTGCATTATCTTTATCCATGAATTTTGCGATTCCTTTATCTGCTTGAGGTAGCCAATGTGCATAAACACTCAATACAGTGTTTAGATTGTCTCCTAAGCGTTTTGCAACGTCATACAAGCTAAAATGTGAGCTTCCATCTCTTACCATATTGCCAATCATATACGAAGCACATGAGTGTCTTAAATCGTGTATACGAATGATAGGTATTTGTTCTTCGTTATTTTCGTTTGCAAGTTTAATAGCTTCTCTCATCCTCGTTCTAACTGTCGTATTGCATACGGGTATATCTATCCCGAATACAAATGATTTCTCAGGAACATCCAACATCTCTTTAAACTCTTTGTATTCATCTGATAAGAACTGGGGCATTGTGATTGTTCTATAACTGTTTGGAGTTTTTGGAGTTGTGATTTTATGTAAGTCTTTTGACCATGTCTTTTTAATTGCAATCGTATTGTTTTCTAAATCCACATCTTCCCAAGTCAAAGCTAGTGTTTTGCCAATTCTCATCCCCATATAAAATTGATTGTCGAATAGAAGATGATACAAAGGATTTTCAACATAAGGAATAAACAGATTGAATTGTTCCAAAGTCCAATACTTCATTTCGACTTTCTTTTCGTTTGGATTTTTAGCCAATTCAACAGGGGAACAAGGATTGCTTTCTAAATATCCTTTACGAACTGCAAATCTTAACATCTTATTGATTCTAGATAAGTAATTCTTTGCAGTTTCATATCCTACGTTATTAATCATTAATTCCATTGCAACCTCTATATCGTTTGTTGTGATAGACTTTATGTTCACATCACCTAAAATATCAATCCATCTTTCAAGCAATCTGTTCTGAACTTTATAGGTACTTTCTTTTATTCTCTTTTCTGTATATGCTGCATAGATATTAAATAATTCCTCAAGTGTGATATTCTTGTATGGGTCTTTCACGTTCTCTTTGAATATGATCTCCGCTTTTACTGCATCTTTCTTTTTTGGGAAGCCACGTTTCTTATATTGTCTATACTTTCCGTTCTTCATTTTGTACGAACCATAGAAATACCACGTACCTGTTTTTTCATCTTTTTTTACTGCCATGTAATTTTCCCTCTTTCTTTAGATAACACTTAAATTTTATAAAAAACTAGTGAAAATAGGTGAAAAATAAGGCTATTTTATGCCAATATCATGCCAATAATATGTATCACGCTTTGTTTAAAGCAATTTTCTTTTTGCTGAATGATATTTATAAGTTTCTAGCTCTTTATTTTCCTTTATTTTTTATTCATCTAGTTTACTTTATGTTCTCATATTTTCTAGTTTTTGACCACATTTTATTTAATTGAACCTAAAAAATATTCCATGTTTTATGCCACGCACTTTATGCCATTATGCCAAAAACATATTATCGTTTCCTTTCCTTATAATGTATAAACAAAAAAGTCTCCCGCTTGGTAAGGAGACTCTTTTGCATAAGTTTTAGTTATCTTAGAAAGGGTGTGTTCATCCATGAAGAACACATCAATAATATAGCATATAATTTTCAAGATTTGTTAAAAAAACAAAAACCATACCTGGATGTGATAGGTATGGAATCGTTTTGGTGACAATTTCTAGAAAGGGGAATTTTTAGCGATTGTCACATTTTGTCGTTGTTTTTGCTAGTGCCACAAAGAGAAATGTTAAGATTCAATTACACGTCTGCAATTTGCACTACACCAAAGAGAGCTTAGGACTTTATCACTCTACTTTTCCTAGCAACATGATTATATCATGAACACAAATATTTTCATGCATAAAAAAATAAGAATACAATCGTATTCCCCTAAGCATAGACATTATACCATATTATGGTATTGGTCGTATTGTGCACTCTACTAATCTGTGTGCATATATTTTAACATAAAAAGCAAAGACCGTACAAACATCATACGGTCTAAGAAACTCATTCTACTCTAGTAGATGAGCTATTTTATAATTGGCTATCTCGAGCTTGCGTGATATTTAAGGAGCAACACGGTTTCCATTTCCACCAATTAAATTTTCGTTCACGATAGTTCACACTACCATAATCAATTTACAACATATAAACCTCTTTTTTGCAGATTTTGTGCAAATATGAGTGTTTGATGTCATATTTCGCACATTATGTACGTTTATTTGAACAAATTAGCGATTTTTTCAACGATCTTTAGCAACAGTTCAATCAATTTATTGATTCCTGTCACATTGATTTTGTTTCCATTATCGTCTTTAGAATCTGTATTTGGTTCATCTTTTTTGTTTTCTGAACCATTTTCATCCTTTTTATCGTCTTTTTGTTCATCTTTCTTTGGATTTGATTTATAAAAATCAATATCGTGGAAGATTATATCTTTGTCGATTGGGTTAGCTGCATACTGATGAATAACACCTACACCAGATTGGTCTGATTGAATATTACCATCATTCGTACCCCAATTTGCAATCCAAATAGGATATGTTGTTTCTACAAATGTTCCTAGCCAACTAGTACTAGTATAAACACCTGTATAATATCCCTTAGCACTCATATAGTCGCAGAATATTTTACAAGAGAAAGAACATCTTTCTTTTGTTAAGACACCAGCTTTCTTCTTGTAATTATCTGCATCCTCCATATCAAACCATACACCTAATTGAACATTTCTGTCTTTGATTAGATTATATACATACTCTGCTTCCGCTCTAGCTTGACTATCATCTAACGCATAATCATAGCAATACACACCATAAGGAATCTTTAATTGTTCACATTTATCTGCAAAGTATTCAAATTTCTTATCAGTGTGTTCTCCGTAGGAAGCACGCAAAATCACAAAGTCATATTTTGATAAATCAATATCTGAACTGTTGTGTTCTGAAATATCAATTCCGTACCCCTTAACATTCTTAGTGTAATCCGTTGTAGGTGGCTTAGAAGGCTCTTTTTTATCTTCCTCAGTATTTGTATCAGGCGCTCTGAATTTCGCCCACATTTGGCTTCTATCCTCTGTAGCGGACACTGCAACAAAGAACTTTCTGTCTCCTTCTTTTCCAACAACGTATCTATGTCCATTTGTAACGCACTTCCAATAATAACGAATCTCATCTCCTGAATTACATTGTCCAAAGATTTCACCACTTGGATTATCATAGTGCTTATGCACACCATCAACAATGAATGTGGCCACTCCGTCCTCTTGCGTCAATTCAATGTCTTTCGTCTCTGGTGCACTGATTGTAGCCCATTGATCTACACCATAGGACTCACTGCCACTGACTGCTGCGAAGCATCTGACACCATTTGTATGAAGCCATGAGATCCATCTATGGCCAAGACCAACCCACTTTTCAGTGTAAACTTGCTTTTCACCTTTGACAAAAGAACCATATGACGGTCCGGTTGGTGAGTCTCTATGAATAACGATAGCAGTATCATTGTTGAAAGTTGCCATTCCATTTTCTTTAATCAATTGAGAAGCATCATATGTAGAAGCATTAGTATAGAATTTAGGTCTTAAATATCCCCAAATAGCTCCTTGATAGTTTAAAGGCCATAACATAGCTTTAGGGTTGCCTAAAACGTTCTGAGAGAGTGCTCTACCTTCCCAATAGATAAATATATGTCCATACCTTGCATCACCGCCTACAGACACTCCCACATCACCATTTTGGGGAGCACCCGTAACAACATCAAAGTAACTTAAAACACCATTATTTGCTCGATTGAACCACCAATCTTTGGCATGGCCACGTGCAATACATGGCTTCCCTCCCCATGCCATCAATCCTTGAATTAATGAAACACATTGTCCACCATATGGTTCTACACTTTGAACATAGTTGATGTTCATTATTTGCCCTTTATTATTAAAAACCTTATTGATAGCATAGTTATAAAACTCTTGTGGAGTTCCCATTTTTCATCCTCCTTAGTTTTTATCTAGCAGAAAGTCTTGAATCTCGTCTCTAGTTTCTTGGAGCTTATCTTTGTCGTTTTCAGAAAGCATATTGTTGATAATTGCGATATTTGCTTTTAATGTCAAATTACCACGTTGCTTATCTTCTTCTAATCTTTCCTCATGTTCCCCTAACATTCTAGAATGTTCATTCAATTCTTTCTTAATCCCTTCTTGTGTGATAACTAAACTTTCAATTGATTTTATTCTCTCATTGTCTCTTGATAACCATTCTTCGTGTTTTCTAACGGTTTCTTTTAAATCGTCATTAGGTTTCTTTAGCTCTTTAATAATCTTTACTACTCCCCAAGCGGAAGCAATGAAACCTGTAAGCCATAAAACATATTCTAAATCAATAGTGATAACTTTTCCCATTAGTCACCTTTGACGTTGATTTTATCAATTCCATTATCTAATTGAATCTTAACGTATTCTTCAATTTCATCAAAAGTACTTTGAACAATTTCACTAATCATTTCTTTTGTGATAATTCCATGCAATGCATCAGGTACTAGATCATAAAGCTTACTAACAACTTCTTCAAACTTCTTGCCACCTGCATTAGTTGTATCTTTGTAGTTGTCCTCTGCTTCTTTAATGTAAACTACTGCTTGCGCAGTAATTTTGGAAATCACTTCTTGCACTTCCTTTGCTTTAGTTTTAGCCTTTGTACTGAATTTAAAATATAAAGCTAATCCACCACAAACTAAAGTAGCAGCAGTCTGTAATAAAGTTAAAAAATCTTGTACATTCATAAATTTACACCTCCAAAAATATTTCATCTCTCTCATATTTTCTGAGGTACTGTTTTATGGCATCTCAATTATATAATGAAAAGAAAAGGACGTACATTTTATGTAGCACGTCCTATAACTTATACAATACATTTTGTGTGATGTAATTTTACATTGTTCTTAGATACTTTAGCATAAATCATTGTTGTAGCAATGTTTTCATGCCCTAAAATAGCTTGGACTTCCTCAACACCCATGCCACGATTCAAACCATCTGTAGCAGTTGTATGTCTAATCAAGTGAGGGAATATCCTACGTTCAATTCCAGCTAATTCTCCAAGTTGTCCTATTCTTTTCTCGATTCCAAATTTTGATAATCTCTTATGTGGTTTTCTGTCTGAAACAAACAACGCTTTATTATCATCATTTCTAGAATTAAGATAATTCTTTAAAGCAATCTCTGCTCTTGCATTTATGTATGATGTTCTATGTTTATTGCCTTTACCAAATAATACAACTTCTTTAGTTTCAAAATTAACATCTTCTTTATTTAAGTTTACAACTTCTGAAACACGACACCCAGTCGAATACAACAATTCAAAAAGAGCTTTATCTCTTAGTGTTACACAAGCATTTCTTAATTCTTCCAGTTCTATGGATGATAATGGCTTGCGTTCTTTTTCTTCATACTTGATTTTCTTAATATTTCTACATGGGTTACGATTTATATATTCTTCATTGCAACACCATTCAAAGAAAGCGTTGATAACAGTTCTTCTAGCATCTAGACTTCTGTTGCTTATTCCTCTTTGAGCCTGAACTTTATACAGATAAACTCTAATATCGTTTGTAGTAATCATTTTAATAGGCTTATGTACTTGTCTAAAAAAATCTTTTAAGTAAAGATCGTACATCTCCAAAGACTTCATACTCATTCCTTCGATCTTTCTTGTTACGAAGTATGTTTGATAGCACTCAGGCATATAATTTGTATTTAGTTAATCAATAGGATAATAGCAACTATTCAACTTGCCAATTATCGCTCTTGCTAACATCTGTTGCCCAATGGCATTTGGATGCAAGCCATCTTGAAGCGTTATACCTATTTTAGTTCCATCGTTGTAGAAATTGCCCTCTGGAATAATACCAACTTCATTTGTACTGTCAATAACAATGCAACCACATCTTTCTGCCATCTTGCGAATATCGGAAACAAGCGTACTTCCATATACAGTACGGTCTTTTGCACATTGTAATGGCAAAGAAACATATACTTGTGCAAATGGGAATTGTGATTTGATTTTTAGCAACGACCATCTAATAGACTCATTTAATTTGCTATGGTCTAAATTATTTAGCGTCGCATCAACATCAATGTTGTTTGTTCCTTCGATAAGAATTGTTTTTTGCATAGCATCTTCGTAAGTGTCATTTGATGACGAATCGTTAATACCCAAAGCAAAAATAACTATATCTGGTGTGAATGAATCTTGGTTAAATATTCCATTAGGGTTATTTAAATCATTCAATGCAATGGTTATCTGCGAATAAGATGATGCTCTTGCATTTGACAAATCGCCTTTCCATGTAGCACCACTTAAAGCATAATTTCTTACTTCTTTGAAATTGTAACTATCCTTTAAAATAGCTGACCACATTTTTCTATTAAAACCATCTAAACCTCTAAAAGAATATGATGTTGTTTGATTTTTGGCGTTAACAGTAATCTCACACGAATCAGTAATGCTATCTCCAAAAATAAGCACATTCTTGTTATTGAATTTGCTTGTGACATTTGGATAATTTTTTACAGCAATTAAATAATAGTTTAAAAATTTTTCATTTACATCATAACCAACATATCTAACATATGAAGCATCTCTATATTCATCTGTCAGCTTTAATTCAAAGTAACTTTTACTATTTGAATAATTCAAGCTCTTGATGAAATTCTTTTTTGAATCATAGAAATATAGTTTCACTCCAGTCCATATGGTTTCACAGACAAGTTTCGCAACATCTTGTAAGGAGATAAAATCGCTTACCTTTTTATTTGTACTTGTCTGCTCTCTTAAATTACCAGTGTCTTTGTCTATTTCACCACTATAAACAAGTTCGTATTTTCTGTTTTCAAATATTTTGGATGGACTGATAGCACTGATTTTTAGTTCTAAATCTTCTACCTTTGCCGTCATTGTGTCATGAAAATTTTCTCTCTTATTTTCATAAATAACATATCGTGAAAAATCATCTATACTTTGAATTGTCGTTTCTGGATAGAAGTTAAACACAACACAAGCGTAAGTTTCTTCGACGAAAACTTTGTCTGCTCTTTGATTGTAAAAGCGTGTGAAAGTACCATCTTCATTTTTTATATATAGAGTATAAAATTTGTCAGTATATTCACTTAATCCAACTTTGCTACCAACTCTAAAAAGAGTAAGAGGTGTGTGAACATATCTATCATCTGTATTAAAAATGATTTCTGTAGACATAGATGAAACATTGCCATATGAAAGATTCAATGGATTGTATCTATCATATTCAGTTAATCTTTCATTCAAACCACCTAAATCTTCCTTTAGTTGACTAACTCCTAGTGCTTCATCTAACTGTTGAACAGTACCTTTTTTAGTTCCTTGTCCATCTTCAACGATCAATAAATCTTCCTTGTTAATGCCTGTTGTTTCAGGCAATTCTTGTATTCTAACTCCCATTATATGTACCTCCTATTTAATTTTCATAGCTTTTATAGTGTTGAATATTACCTTTTTTGTTGTAGTAAACTACTTTTATTTTCTTTATGACTCCATTGTCGTTGTAGAAAACCTTGGCAGTCCTTAATCGCTCTTTTCCAATTGTATCAACAATCAAGTTAACTCCATTCTTAGCCAAGATGTCTACTCCGTCTTTAGTTAGAATTTCTGTTTGATACAAATTTGTATTGTACGCAAGTTTAAATTGGTCAACCAATGTTTTAAAATCGCATGTAGCACTATTTGATTTAGAACCGAAGTTATCAACTACACGAACGTATAATGTATAACTTGTTTCAGGGCTTAAATTGTCTAAATGAATTTGCGTATCAGTTCCCACATTAATCCAATTTGAATTGTCTAGTGAATATTCATAGTGATCTATTGTTGCTCCTTCATTTACAGAGAATCCATACCAAGCAAACATACCGCCATACAGTGTTAACCGTGTACATTCAATACCACCTACGTTTGGTTTTTCAGGGTTCAATGTTGTAAATGATGTACTAGCTGCTAACGAAGGTTGACCATAGTTATCGACCATTCTTACATAGAATTTATAGTTTGTATTAGGTTTCAAATCACTAAGAGTTAAGCTTGTTGCTTTACCTTGGTCTGTCCATTTTTTTTCATCATTAGATGTTTGATAAGAATAATCCGTGGCCATTTCTCCTAATGAGAATCCGCTCCAACTAACTTTTGCAGAATTGGACGTTACCGAGCTTAAAGAAACACTTCCTTTTGAAGGCACATTAGGATATTTAGTGGTTGCAGTAAAATCGACTGTTTCACTCCAAACTCCATTGTATTTTCTTTTGAAGCGATAATATCCAGTGTATTTTGTGTTCGGCTTTAATCCTGTCCATGTATCTACAAAAGGCGTATCGGCTTTTATTGCTTTATTCCAATCCGTCCATGTTTTACCGTCACGACTCCGTTGGTTTTCCTCAGACTCAAACGGAACTGAAATTGTACAGTACATTGTATTGTATGTACTTCCAATATTGCTAATCGTTGCTTTTGGCGCAGTTCTATCAATATTAGGAAGCGAAATATCAGCTGAATTTTGAGCATATGGGTTTGCGATTGCTCCTGTATATGTACCGTTAAACCAATAATATACCTTACTTGTAGCATTACCACTTGAATCATGATTTACAGTGAATGAACCATCTTGTAATACATATTCTTTGCTTGTACCAGCTCCACCATCTGAAAATGTTGCATAAGCACTATAATTTGGTGCTCCTGTAACTCCAGCAGACCAATCTTGTTCAACATAATAACCTGAATAGCTTGGGTTTTTATTTTCAACTAAAATCCTAGTTCTTGTATGGACTGTAGACCTATTATTTATAGCATCTTGTTCGCTCCGTGCGTATACTTGGAAATACATATTGCATATGTCACTGTATGACCAAATTAGATGATTTCCAAGTAATGCCCATCCTCCACCTACATAAGCCATGGATTAGTCTCCTATCTGAAAGTAGAAATATCCGTTAGGGCAATTTGTTGTAGTAGGGTCGGCAGTTCCAACTTTATAACGAATCGCTTCAATATTTACTGCATGGTTTTCATCAGGCGGTATCGTTACGTTATTAACCTTGATTGTTTTGATAGGCACTAATTGATCTACAACTTCTTGTTTAATATATCCAGCATCATTTTGAAGTTCAGATACATTTTTAGGGATTTCAGTTTTCTTTGCATAAACACTAGCTAAATCTAGATTGACAATATAATCAACAGGACTAATTGTATTTCCATCTAATTTAATAGTTGTGATAGGCACTTGAATAGCAATGTTTTTTTCGTTGTCTTTGGCAATGTTTGTCCCGTTTACAGAAATTGTCTTTACGAATTGATTTAGAATTTCCATTAAATCCAATTGATTAGAAATATCGCCAATCCTATTTCCCAATTTGATTTTTAAATTCGCATTGTCATTGATTACTTGAATTTCTTTTCCGTTGTAGATATAGAATAATCCTTTTGAATCAACATACGCATGGTCTCTACTTGGATTAGTAATATCATTTACTGAATCAACGATTTCTAGCCAAAATTGACAATCACCATCTTTTAAAGGAAATACTACTGCCATATCTTTGTTACATACTACAGGTTGCATATTATTTTCCTCCAGCTTTCATAATGTCTGCAAAACAAGATGCACAAGAAGTAATTTCTACACCTAAGAACTTAGTGCAAGCTTCAATGAACTTCTTGTTAATCTCCAAAGCAATATTCAATAATTCAGGGTCTCTATCCGAAGCTTGATACGCTTCAAATGCAGTGTACATAGCCATACTTAAATGTTTAACTAAACACCACTGTTCTCTATCCCCTTTGCCGCCAAAAGAATTGTATAGATAAAGCATTTGAGAACGTCTGATATTGGCATAATCATCAATTTCATCCTTTAATGCTTCAATCTTTTCTAAATTATTAGGAATTTCTTCTTCACTAATTAATCCGTTTTCAACCTCAGAAATACGTTTTTCTAATAAAGTTTTAGCGTGTAGCTCTGCACTTGCAATTTGCGTAAAACTACGGATAATATCTTCTCCAATTCCCGAAGTGCTATATTTGTTTTCCATCTACACAACCTCCTTTTTGTATGCTTTGATAGATAATCTAGCAGACTGTTGTTTTTGTTTTCTTTTAAAGTCAATTTGTTGACTGTTCAATTTCAATAGCGATATGGCAGACTGCCAATCTCTAGGATTTTGTTTTACATGATTTGATAGGTTTTCAATCCTTTGTTCATATCTATTCATTAACTCATGCAAGGACACACGTGAATTCATTCATGTGAGGAATTGCTCGCACCTCCTTTACATATGCTTTTGCTGTGTCCTGAATCCTCAATTTCTTATAACTGACAGAACCTTTGTTTACTTTAGTTCCATCCAGCGTTCTTATATCAAAGAAGCCTGTAGCTCGTCTTCCAAAGATGAAATACTCTTTACTTTGATACGAGACCTTATCAAACAGGCGAAATCCTTTTACAAGATATGGTGCTTGATTTCGTTTACGGATACCACCTTTACTGAAGTTGGCTTTATGAATCTGGCGATTGTGATGTCGTACGGCTTTCGTCAGATAGTAGGCATCCAAAGGTTTGGCATATGGATGCTTACTGATGCAGATGGCATCATTGATATGGCTTTTCTCTAAGCCTGCCTTTTCTCTCCAGTACTTTGTGATATATCCATATGTCATCGTTGCTGGAACATCTACTTCTTTTTTCAGACGTTCCAGCAAAGTGTTACGCATGATACCCATAAAGGCGGCATCTCGATGGGATTTGCCTCTTTTCTTATTTTTGGGAAGCTCAATCTTTCCTTCATGAAGTGCCTTATGACAGTGTTCACAAAGTGTAACCAGATTGTTCGGAGCATTACCTCCTGTCTGACGGCTTTCGATATGATGTACATGCAGTTTGACATCTTTATCATGTGCATCACAGCACTGACAGGTGTATCCGTCTCGATGAAGTACATACTGTCTCGTGTTGTAGAAGTCGTACTGTTCTCCAAGCTGGTAATCCGTACCAACTGGCAAAGGCTTACCTTCTTCCATTGCTTTCAGACGCTGGAGATCGAATTCGGCTGTTTCTACGTGAATCTCAGACACAGGAAGAATCTTGCAGACGTTTTTGATAGCTGTGATATGCTCCTGAATTTTGACTTCTACAGATGGAGCCAACCATCCTTTATGTTTGGAATGCACACGATTGTTGAATCTTGGCTTTCTGTATCTCGTCTTTCGACTTCTTCGAGAACGGCGTAAAGTTCGTCTTGCTGACAACAACTTTACAACATCGTTGCGAGGAATTAGCTCCTCTTGGTAAATGACTTTCTTCTCGGTTGTGGCGGCCAGACCAATATGTTTACTTCCTGCATCTACGCCAAGAGATACAGGCTGTGTTTCTTTTGTATTTGGATACAAAAGCTGTATCGTAAATGGACAGCGTTTCACCACTTTTGCAAGATGAATGTTCAAAAGCCTTCTTACTTTTCCATGCCTTGCAGTCGGCATAAGAGGCTGTCCATTGATATCTAACACATATACCATGTAAGGCACTTCCTTTCTGTATGATATGTTTAAAGCGGTAAGCCGGCACATATCGAGCCGTAAATGACACCTTCGCCAATGTTAATGAGAGGTTTGCAATAAGACACACACGGTTCCTACCTCACAGAACGGTTTAATGTGTCTCCTTAGAGCCGTAGACTAGGTGTTACATCCACGGGTAACTATATATTCTCTCTTAACGGAGTGCTCGAAGCACTTAGGCTAGTCAACTTAGGCTTTTACAAGCCTGCCAATTTATTGGCGGGTAGTTGACAGATACCTCTTATCTGTTTACATGACTATATTTAAGATAATTTACTAACGTACAATCAAAATTTCCGTTTCCTGTTACTTTGATTGTTTTATATCCTGGATCTAATATTCTATTTCTCTCATCCTCTGAAAGATATCCACAAGCTTTAAGAACATCAAAATTAGAGTATTGCCCAGGCCATAGTCCATTGCCTGTAATCCACGCTCCGTTGAATTGCTGCTTGAAATATGGTGTCATGTCGATTCCTTCAATCTCGATATTAAAGTTTGTAGCAGTAGAATTATCTATTACTAGTTTAAACTCAAAACGCTCATAATAAATCAAATCCTGAGAAATTGACATTCCTATTACCGCTGGTTTAGAACTTGAACATCCCCATCTAGGGAACTCATACCCATAAAAGTCAACTGTGTGGTTTCTACGTTGAATGGAATTGTATCTTCCTTTTTCTTTCAAATCATAGACACTATCAGCTAATATATTTATCGCCTTACTAATATCCATAACTACTCACTCTTTCCGTCTCTATCTGTTCTAAGGAATTTCTCTAGTGTCAATGTATCTATTTCAATTCCTGTTTTATCTATTTCTCTTTGTAGTCTTGTGATATAGAACCAATCGTCTTGTTTTAGAATACGTTTCATGTATCTATTACAACTTCCTAATTGCAATAAATTGAGATCATAAATAAATCTGATTCTATCACCTACGTTTACTTCTTTAGGTAATGCTTCGCAAGAAACGTTGATAGCAAACTTTCTTCTTGCGTTGATTAGTTTTCTACAGGCACAATCATATACAACCTTGGCCGCATATATTCTATCGTTATCAGTAATGATAGTCGTTCCGTTTGTAGACTCAGGATCAATGCTCTGTTGTACATAAACACTCTTTACTCTGAAAATACCAATAATATTTGATGTACTGATTGTTGTTGTATTGCAATATGGATAAGGTTGGTTTTGGCCAAAGAAATTTGCTCTACCATTGCCAGCATCTGAAACGTACATTGCAACGTGTGATGCAGGTGTGTCACCACCTCTTCCGAATATGCACCAATCACCAAATTGAGGTGTACTAACATAATCAAAGTATTGAGAATAACCTAATTCATCTCTGTTATACCAAATGTAATCTGCGTATCCATCACCGCCTATAGCTCTTGTAGGGTCTGGATAATTTAATGTTTGCAACGCTTTCTTCCATGCATCTACACATTGATATGGTTGTTCAATTGGCACACCATCCATGTCTATAGATTGACCATTCCATGTATTGATAAAATTCTGAGCGTTCCAAGGTCGAGATTGTGTTTTATCTGTATCGGTTGTAGTTCCGCTATCATCTTGTTCCCACTCAGGAATCAAACCATAAATACGTTGAGCAAATTCAATACGCTTTTGATACTGTAAATCAATAGATGTATCTCCACGTTCATAATCTGCCATAAAAGCCATTACCATGTAATTCATATCGGCTTCCATGTGTGACCATTGTTGGAATGTGATGTTATAAGAAGAAGTTGGAATCCAAGGGCCATTTGTAGCATTTGTTGACCATTCTTCAACCAACTTAGCTACTTCCCCTTTTCCATACATTGTGTAGCTTGAATATCCATGAGAACCAAGCCAATTGGTAATTCGTGTGTATGGAGTCCACTGAACAAGACCAAATCCTTTTTGAGAATCAGGAACATCACCCATTTGATACAAGTTAGGATTTAATGTTGATTCCACATGACAAGAACCACATAAAGCTGCAATAGCAGATTTACTCCAAATGTCTTTTAAAGAGTGCCATAAAGCTTTAGCATTGTTTATTTCCTCTGTATCAGTTAAATATCTCTGTTCTTTAGGAATGACCCATTTATAATCCTTAGATTCTTTTGTCATATCCTCTAGACTGAATGGTGATAAATCATCAAAGGCAAATGTTCCTTCAATGAATACACCGCTTTCATATCCAACAGACTCTGTATCAATAATCGAGTACTCCAATTGATTGTTAGGAGCTAATTTAGGAAAGCCTACATATTCATAATCACGTTCGTTATTTATGTTTGATCTCAAAATAACTACAGGGAATTTAGGGTTCTGCAAGCTTTTATCGTTATATACTTCTCTCAATGATAAAGATGACATACCACTATCAGATTTATTAGCATAAACTGTAGCTAAGTTAATAACATCTGAGAAATCAGTTTCCATTGTTGGCTCACCAATGATTCTGTAGTTTCTTCCTAATGTTGGCTTATTGGAAAGCATAACAGGCTGCTTCTTTCCAAAATATCCAACTTCAACTTGCTTATCATTTGTAAATGGAACTCTCCAATAAACAGATGGTGTCAATTCGCAAGTTTTAGTAAGTGCATCTAATTTAGATTGTCTAGAATAAACGTAGTCAATCTTTTCATTATCAATCTCAGTTCCAAAATTCATCTTCCACTGAGTCGAATAATACATATCTTCGCTTTCGTATACGTTCTTTATAAGAGCGTTTTTAACCGCATAATTCGTTGGGACTTGTCTATATGTCCATTCGTTAATTACGTGCGTTAGAGATATGTTTAAACCACTTACAGATGGTTTGTAGTCGGTAATCATTCCATAGAAAACTCCACAATCCATGATTACTCGCATTTCTTTTCTTCCTGAGATTAAATCGTAGTATTCGTTAGGAATTGTGATTTGCATTTCAGGTACTATCATCAACTCATTTGAAAAACTGATTGTGCTTAAAGCCTCTCTGAATCTTTTCTTAACTTTTCCAAATTCTAATATTTCAAAGTAAGGAATCATATTTACTCCTAACTACCAATTTTGCCTTGTCCTACCCATTTACCATTTTTTCTAATTCTACTTGACCCTTGGTTTTCTTTATTTGCTTTATCGGCACTGTACTTGCCAATAGTTACCCAAGAGTCTTTAACTCTCTTTTTAAACCATCCTGTAGCTCTATCCAAAGAATAGAATATACCGCCTTTTCTTACTGCCCATGGTCTGAAATCAGGGATAACCTGTTGAATTGAATATATATTCTCGTAAGGGAATATAGCATCTTCACCTCTTAATTCAACTTTAACGTGTGTTGTATCTGTTGGAAGTTGTAGCTTACCATTCCATTGACTATTTTGTGCTACTGTTTCCCAACCTGATGAATAAGCTAATGGCCATGTATCTGCATGAGAGAATATTACTTGATTGTAAATCTCTCTCCATGATGCTTTATTGTTGTTAGAAACGCTAATGATCAAAATATAGTTATATCTTCCACCATACTGTACATACTTTCCGTTTCCTGTATATTGACCAGCATCCGTTACACAATATCCAACTAAATCTAATGTGAACGTAACACCATAGTTTCCATCATCTGAAAAGTTGATACCTTTTCCATAGCCTTTTGCATGGGCGGTAGCAAGTGGGAATCCAAAGTCTGCGGTATCACCTGGATTTCCACCTAATACTACGTTTGCGTATGGACCTGTGTTATCGTAAGCTCCATGAAAGTTTTGCCATGCCATTAAACACCACCAGCCAAATCATTCTCAGAACTTCCGTTATTAGTACGGATGTATGAGTTTCCATCAGGAGTACCACCAAAGATATTGATATTACCTGTTGCAATGCTTCTTCCATCATTGAATTTTCCTTCAAATACAGTATCTCCAGTTTGTTTCCATGCACCACTGTTTTTAAGGTTAATAAGAATCTTTTCAACCGCACTGTACATATTACCAACACTGCCTTCAAGTTTTCCAACTTTGCCTTGTAAATCTCTTATAGCATTCCAAAGTTTTTGAATTTCTGCCCATAGTTTCTCGATTTCTTCCCATTGGCCGCAATCAGAACAAATCATTACATCCATGATACTGATTAAATTCTTTTCCAAATCTCTGATAGCTTCTTTTGTATCGCAAACATCAATTGTATCAATCTTTTCTAACAATCCGCCTAATAGACAATCGTTCATATCATGCATATCTGTACAGTTATTGTGGTCCTTATTTTCAAAACCTTGGTTTGCTTTAAGATTTGCACAAATAGTATCTGTTACACCTTTTTGAATGAAATTACTGCTTGTAGCTTTTAAAGAATCGCAAGCAGAACAAACATCTTTATTCATTTATGTGTACCTCCTAATCTCTACAGATAACAAAATTCACCTTGTTATCATTTACAAAACGAGTGTGTAGAGATATTTCATCATCTTCTATCCAATCAACATAAATAGAAAGGAACTGCAACCAATTCGTTGTTTCTCCAGCTTTTACTGTTCCACTCATGCTTAATTCCACTGTTTTGTTAATATCTTCTTCAAATGAAGCGTTTGTTGTTTTTGAATAAACCAACGACCCACTCTTATTAGGAACACGAATCGAAACAGTAGGAGCTGAACCAGATTGAACTCCTGTCATTTTATAAGAGTAGTGTTTCAATGTAACACTGTTGAATTTGTATGTAGCACTCTTATCTTTGTTAGGCTTCATACAGAAATCTACTTTTCCTGTAATAACTCCGTCAGCTACTTTCTCGTAATCACTAGTGTGAATCCAATCTGAATATCTGAATGTGAAATTACCTTGTCTGTCAATTTCAACGCTCAATCCAGGTGTAGACTGTTCAATAGTATATTGCGTTTCGATTGCCAAATTTTGAAGTTGAAGATTATACAACTGGTCTTGCAATCCACACATCCAACAAATCATAGCTGCTTTCATGTTGTAATCATTGTTGGCATATTGACTCATGAATAATTTCCAATCACACAAATCAAATCCATCTATGATGTCATACAAGCCTTTTGTAAGACAATCATTGGCATTTTCCATGTCTGTACACGTATTATTGCCATTATCAGGATTTAAGCCTGTATCGTTTCCTAAAGACGTACAGATTGAATCTGTGACACCATTTTGGATAAACTCTGCACTGCTATCTTTTAACTTTCCACAAGCAGTGCAATAACTTTTTACATTCGCCACTGCAAGCCTCCTTAATTTGTAAGTTCATCAACATCTATATATACACAAGCCATCTTACAACATGAGCCTGTGACCACTAATCTATTCATTCCATGATGTACTGTGAACCCAAATTCATCTTCGATCACTAGATTATCTAAATCTACTTCCTCTGATTCACAACATCCATCCGCAGTAAAGTATAAGTTCCAGCTTGAATCAAGTGTTAAAATTCCATCATATTCACCTAAAATCATCATTTTGTTTCCGTTGATTTCAATTTCAGGGTTTTGGAATTTACCATCTAGAATCAATTTGACCTTATCGGTATCTAATACTGTTCCACTGTAGAATCTTCCAGCAATTGACTCAACACAATAATCTTTTTTACAGATTTTGTTCTTAATCAAATCATCACCGAAAATTTGTTCGCCTTTGATGCAATCATAGACAATCTTGTATGAATTGCCACAATTCATAAAATCTTCCAATGCTTTAGTTCCCATTACGCATAAAGATGTTTCCTCTGTAATGTCTCCACAATCGCATAAACACGAATTGCAAGTTTCCATATCAGGGGGGCAAGTAACACAACACGATAAGCACTCTTGAGCATCTCTGAAATCCTCACAATCAAGGATATTACATACAGAATAAGGAACTAAGAATGTTTTCTTTGTATCTGCAATATGCCATACACCTTCCCAAAGTTTAAAATCAATATCTATTGATAGATAACCTTGGTATTTTTTGTAATCTTCACTAAATCCTGTGACATAGGCCCATGCCCAAATCAATTTGTTATCTTGAATCGCCCATAACCTTCCAGGTTTAAGCAAATTCAAATTGAAATAGTCACGTAGGAATCTTCTATCTTCATCATGAAAATGTTCATAATTAAAATTCAACGTTAAGGACAAATCACCTTCCGTAAGAAACTGTTGATTCTTTTGGAAAGCAACATAACTACCATGTCCGTAACTATATTCTTGCGTTGCAGTCTTTGTATCTTGCTTTAGAGAGGCAGAGGAAATCTCCTCTGCACTGTCTATTACAAGATCATTGAACTGAACGTATGTTTTTAATGGGTTTAAGTTATAACAAGTCATTATGCCAAACCTCTCAAGCATCTACCTACTTTGATAGCCTGCCTTCTTTCGTTTCCTTCGTTGAAAGCAATACTGTTATTCGTAACACGATTATCGTTATTGTTGATAGTCACGTTCTTATTAACAACATTTCCAACATGAGAACCATATCTAGTAGACAATTCTTTGAACGCACCTTTTAAATCCATGTTATTTACTTTATCCATGAAGCTTTGACCTGCGTTCTTAACTGCACTACGTTTCATTACATACTCACCAGGAGTTAACATAGCAGGCACTGTATCTGTTCCGCTAGGTTTCATAACAATAGGTTGTCCACCTCGTTTTAAGTAAACTGGGCCGCCTTTAGCAAACTTAATATTGTTTCCTTTAGATTCATTTCCCATGTTTACTTTAGGAGTTGTTGTACCACCTGTATTAATGTTTCCTGACTGATTGTTGAACGCATTTTTAAACGCACTTCCTAAGTATTGTCCTAAATCTGTGAATCGTGTTGAATATCCATACATCATAGTAATCTGATTAGAGATTGAACTAGACATATTAGAGATGCCTTCACTGAATCCACTTACAACATCTTTTCCAAACTTCTTACCTACTGATTTGAAGCTTTTCTTCTTCAATGAAGCTTTAGCATTATCAATCTTAGTTCCAAATGAACCTTCAATATCAATGCTTTTGAAACCTTCAATAATTCCATTGGCCATATCTGTACCAGAGGTATTAAATTCAGACTTCATATTTGATAAAGTTGTGGCCATATTGTGGAATGAAGTAACGATTGAGTTTACCTCTGTAACAACATCTGTAGTAGCTTCTCCAACTTTTAATCCTTTAACATTGTTTAGGAATGTTTGAATACCTGTTGTGACTTCTCCAACCTTAACAAAGTCTAGATTTAATCCAACGATAGAATTTAAGTTATCACAAATCGTTTTTAGCTTAGTGACTGTCGTATCAACTTTGCCAATATTTTTGGCATTTGTTGTCAATCCTTTGTTAGTTGCTAAATCATTTATTACATCTCCAATTTCCTTGATGTTTGCTCGTAGCGATTCAAAATCAAATCCATCAGAATAAACATTCAAAGTACCAAATTGAAGGATTATATTGCCTAAAGTAGTAATTGCCGTTAGTGCGTTATTAAATAACTCGGCATCAGGTATTTGTTTCAAGTTATAAGACAACATATTCTTGTCTTTTCCTGTTCCAACACCAGCTACAGAAATATATCCAATTGCTTGAGAAATACTCTCAATTGTCTTTTTAATATCCTCTGCCTTTGGTAAAGGATTGCTTGTCATTACTGCTTGCAAGTTTCCAAATTCAGGAACAATCTGTTCCAAAATCTTTAATGTATCTAGGAACTCTTGAGCATTTGTAGAGTTTAAATTAGATTTAATACTCTTTGTAACATCAGGGAATACAATCTTTTTCATTTCTTGAACAACACTAGCTACATTCTTTAAAATGCTTGTGCAATTCTCAACGTTAATTGAACTTCCGTTGATACTAGACATTTTAGAAAGGCTAGAAGCCATTGTTGTATAGTTCTTAACGATACTGTTTGCATCTGCAATGTTCGTTGCACTTGATGTACTGACTGTTGGGAACTCAAAATCATTAATATTCTTGATTACCTCTTGAATATCTTTGAATTGATCGTTGAAAGAACTACTGTTAATACTCATTCCTTGCACTTTTGAAATTGATTCTCCAATCGTAACAAGTTTCTTTAGAATCTTAGTAATATTCCAAGTCTCCATATTCTTCCATAAAGACTCAGAACTTTTAATAACTTGACTCCACCAAGAAGACAATGTTCCTCCGCCTTCAAACATATCAATAACATCCATAATTCCTTGGATTTTCTTTTTAAGTCCTTTTGTGTTTGAAGGAACATTCTTATCTACTTCTTGCATAGCTTTAGCACAAGCAATCAATGTACCAGCTAGTCCTGATGTTGTTACCATTCCTAGTACTTGGGCCAATGTAGAAATTCCACCCGTTAGGACACCAGCACCACCTTGAATACCTGTAATAAGTGTCATAGAGCCAATGCACTCAAATAAGCCTAATAACTTATCGTTGAATGTGTCGAATCCATCAGGCATAGTCTTATCTAGCTCTTGCATAGCTTTTGCGAATAGCCATAAAGCTCCGCCTTGACCAATCATCATTGCCAATCCTGTTAAGGCATTGTTCATCTCTAATACTTTTGAAACTGCTGCATTAAGTGTGTTAGCTCCCATCATCAATCCCATTACAGAGAACAAATTTGTTAATCGCATAGGCAATGTTGTAATGTCATTTGGAACATTCTTTTCAATTTCCTTTATCGCTTTGCAATAAAGAATAATTGTTCCTGCCCCACCAGCTATGATAGCTAATGAAGATAATTTATTTTTAAATCCTTCTACATCAAAAGTTTTTGGAGTACTTGTCGCAGTAGTAATCTCATCTGAACTTTTGAATACATTTTTAATAGAACTAAATTTACTTCCTAATTTTCCTAGGAATGGAATATTGAAACTTTTTCCTTTGAATTTTGAAGAAATGTTTACTAAATCTCCTAAAAGGCTAATTCCACCGCTTCCAAGTTTCATTAACTTACCAGCATACTTTAATCCAATACCAATTTGGATGTAGTCTGATACGAAACGTCCTAATCCTTTAGAAAAGCTTCCGTCTCCCATTTCGGTGATTTTATCTTTTGCAAAATTATATAGACCGCTAACAAGAGGCTTGAAGAAATCAATTGCTCCTTTGAAATCATCTAATCCTTGTTTAAATCCACCAACAAAATCTTTGAAACTAAACGTTTTTAAAACGCTCAATAATTCAGAGAACTTCGTTTTAATGAAGTCTATGCCTTCGCCAATTTCTTTTTTATGGCTTCTAATGAAGTTTGCTCCTATATCTCCTAAGCCTTCAACTTTTTGAGAAAGTTTATAGATATTTCCGTAAATTGTAGCTCCTGTTAATTCCGTTGAAACCTCATCTAATGCACCTAACCACTTTTCTTCGGCTTTACTAAATCTCTTAGGGATTAAGTCAAGACCGTTTGAGATTGTGGCTACAGATGATTTAACCATAGTTGCCAACGAATTTAGGCCACCACCACCTTTTTCATCCAATTCAATCAGAGCATCTTCAAATTGTTGTAATGAAATAGTTGGATTTGAACCTGTAAATGCTTCTCTAAACTCTGCAAATGACATATTAAATTTCTTTGCAATAGCAGTTAAGGCTGGTGTCATACCTGCATCTTCCATTGATCTCAATGTACGAGCATCCATTTTAGAACCCATGATTTGAGAATACTGAGTAACCGCATTGTTTACCCCCTCAGAATCACCACCGAATGTCAAAATGGAATCATTAATTGCCGAGAATAGCTTTTGAGACCTATCTAAATCATGATTGATTGAAGTAAATCTCGTAACATGGCTTAGAGCGTCATCTAAAGTGGTTGGTAGACCCAAAATGCTTTCATCTAGGTTATCAATCATCTTTTGGATTTTCGTTGTAGAATCGTCTACATCACCTACTACAGTGGACAATGTTCTTTTCGCAACTTTGATTGTATCGTATCTTTTAACACCGTTTGAAAATGCTTCGCCCATTGCGTTTTGTGCACCTGAAACCAATCCATACAAACTAGAATATCCAACACCTTGTACTAAGAATCGTCCAATATCTCCTATTGGATTGTTTTGGAAATTCTTAGCAATGTTCAACATACTAGAGCCTAGATTTGACATCTTATTTCCAACATCAAATGTAACCTTACTAGCAGTTTTCAAAGCTTTAGCAGCTTGTTGAAGATTGTTTAGTTTACTCAAGCTATCTTGATAACCGATAACTTGTGACTCAATATCTGCTTTTGTGCTTCTTACATCATTCTCTTTTTCAATGGTTTCGTCTAGTTTTCTATTTGTATCTTCTAACTTAGAATAATCAGCTTCTAATTTTATTTTTTCTTTATCTAAATCTGCGATTGAATTATCAATCTCATCAACCAATTTTTGAGCATCATTTAATTCATTGATGTTAGCTTCAATCTTGATTTTTTCTTTGTTAAGATTGTTAATTTTCTTTTGAACTTCATCAATTTCAATGCCAACCTCTCGCATATCATATTTGAGAGCTTCACGTGCACTATATAATCCTTTAAGCTTGTCGTTTTTATCGTTTTCACCTAGTGTCATGTCATTAATGACATCATGAATTTCATTGGCATTTGCTTTTAAATCAATATCAATAGAAAGCTTTTTATTACTCAAGGCTAATAGCTCTTTTTTAAGCTCACTAATATCATCTTTAACATCCAATAATTGATTCTTTAAATTTGCTAGATTATCCAAATCGACTTGTAGAGATATTCTTTGCTTCTCTAAAGCTTCCTTTTCTTTTTTGATTTCTTCTAATCTTGCCTTAATTTTTTCTAATTCATTGGTGTTAGCATCAAATTTGAGCTTTGCCTTTTCAATATCTTTTAACTCTTTTTCAAGTTGTTTTATCTTTGCTTCGGCATCCTTAATGTCAAGGACTAACCTAGCACCGACTTCACGTACTGACATCTTCGGACTCCTTCGCTAAATCTGTTTTCTGAATGAAATGAACCGCATATCTGTCAATCTGAGGTATTTTCTTTTTAGAATTTTTATTTGCCTCGTTAATTTCATTCCATGTTTTATCGCTTTGTAGATTTGCGTAGTACCCAAAGGCTACAACTAATTCAGAAACACCCCAATGGTCTAATATCTCATTGGGGCGTATTTTTAGAATTTTACCGACATAATGAGCCATGGTTGAATAAAGATTTAGTTCTGCAACATAAGACTTTGCTTTTTTTACTGAATCCTTTTTATCATCCCCCTTATCAATTATTTGATAAAAACTGTTTCTACCTCATTGAATAATTCAGGATATTTGATAATTAGGCTAATCATGCAAGTTAAAACTGAATATTGCATCATGTGATCTTCATAAAATTCATCTAATCCTAAGAAAATTGCAACAACTTTATAAAGTCCATCAACTAAATTTGTAGAGGATTGAGCGTATAAATGGAAAATCTGTTCGTTTGCTTCATTCATATACGCTTCATAAATCTGAACCATAGTTTTGCTCACTTCTTCATCATCTGTGTCTGTTGTAACGATTCCATCTTTTCCTTCAATGAATTTGTGACCATAGTATTCCTCGATTTCTTGGAATTTTTCTTTATATGGGTCTAGGATTTGTTCTGCATCCAATAGCAATGGTTTTACTTCGATTAAAGCTTCTACCATCTTCATATCTTGTCTAGGAGATAATGTTAGATTTTCAAACTTCTTATCGAACATAACATATTGCCCTACCCTTTTAGCGTTATCAGGAACATCAATTTTATGTTCTTCGATTTCTTTTTCAGTGAATCTGAAATTCACTTCAATATCAATTGTTTTAACATCTGTCTTATTTGCATCACCAACAACTGCAATTTCACCACCATTGCCATAGACTGCGTGAGGAGTATCATCCTCACGAGCTACTTTTAACTTTTCAATCATGGCATTTAACTGTGTTGGTTCTAAAATCTTTTGTTCTTCCATCTCATTTGCCTCTCAATTTCTATAAATTAGCGTTAGCTTTGTTTACTACATAAACTTCATACCAGTTTCCACGAGTATCTTTCTTGAACGCTAAACTAAATTCAAACGCTCCGTCATCAGGGATACCCATTGGGAATGAAGTAATTTTTGCATTGTGGTAAGTAAATACTTCCGCAGTTCCATCACTTCTATAACGAGTGATTGTAACTTTCGCTCTCTTATTCTTTAAGCTATCGTTGTTTGCTACATAGTGTTGCAATACATCAACAGTCATTGGATAAGAAATCTTTAATGTTTTACCAACTAAGTTTTTGTTGAAGTAAATCTTTGAACCTTCAATATCTAAGCTTGGATTGATTTTACTGTTCAATACTTGGTATTGAGACTCATCTAAGTTAGCCAACAATGGAGTGTTGATTCGGTTCAATGTAGAATCTGTAATATTGCATTGGTCGCTCAACGCTGCATAGATAAATCCACATTCTTCAACAAAGTGGTCTGCAATATGGATTGAACCATATTCAGGATGATCTTTATCTGCTTCAATAACTACTTCCTGAGTACGCATCATAAAGCCTTGAGACTTATCTCCCTTGCCAATGAATGGGTTCATAGTTAAGTAGTTAGATGTTAATTGAGTACCTGTAAATGAACGCTCAATAGAAGCAGAATCATCATCATAAGAATCATCAAAGCAACTTGTATCTACAGGGTCTACAGTATCGTCACCATCAAATCCTGATAAGCAGCTTACTTTAATATCGTTGTTAGAATCTAAGTCTGCAAATTCTTCAAAGAAAGAGATTGAAGAAAGACCAATCAAGATACTATCTGATGATTTATCTGTTAATGCTACTTCAATGCTTAAACGGACACCTGATGTACTTGCTTCCCATCCTGTTCCTGATGCCTTTGCAGGAACTGTAGATAGGTCAATCTGTACAGGGTAGAATCCTTCTTTATCTGCTTTTAAAGTGCTTGTATATTCATCTGCATTAGTCATTTCATGATCTAAAACATCTGAAATCTTTGTTGTGATAGTGTAAGTACCTGCTTTAGGAACATTTACGTAGTAGTAAACAACACCTGCTGCAAAGTCTAATGCATTTTTCAATGCTTTAAATACTGCACCACTTGTGTGTACTTTGTTTCCGTCTGCACCTTCTGCATCCGTTTCTTTAGAAGTGATGAACAATGTACCTGTATTCTTACATCCAAATGATTCGCAAACGTTGATTAAATCAGGTGCAATAGTACGTGATGTATAAGCACTAGAAGTACCTGTAATCTTTTCAAATTTACGAGTGTTGATTTTTAAACAAGAATCAATATCACTCATGATAGTAATATCAATTTCTTGAGTTTTAGTTAATTTAGAGACACTTAATTTGTCACTAATGATTTTGTTAATGTTACAGTTAGACATTATTTTTGCCCTCCCATTGTAGCTTTTAGTACACGCTCCATAGCACGCTCTGCTTTAGCACCGCCTAATTGATTTAAAGCGTTTAATTTGCGTGAAACAAATGCTTGAACATCTACTTTCTGTTCAGGAGTCTTTTTAGCTTTTACAACTTTTTCTTCCATTTTTAATCTCCTTTATTTAACTTTTGCATCAAATCTAGATACCGCTCTAGCAACAAAATCATTTGCCTTTCTAGGTGGCATCTTAATTTTGTGTGCAAAGTGTTTCTTTCCCATTTCATCTACCCAAACGAATGGCCTTCCGTTTTTACGTACTAACGTATAAACACGTTTAGTTCCATTCTGTACCATTGGTGAGTAATCAACGTGAGAAGGGTTTCTAGAATCTTTTTCTAGTTTGTCTGCATCCACACCGATTAGATATTCGGTATTAGATACTTTTTCTTTCGTGATTGAATCCTTTAAAGCACCTGGCCTATATTCATTCCATGGCATACTTGTCATTTCTTGAGCATAGAATCTACTCCCTCTTGGAGCTTCTTCTCGCATGGTTTCTTCTAATTCACTAGCCAATCCTTCAAAATCTTCTTCACACGCTTCTATAACGTCTTCTAAGAGGCCTTTTAGCATTCCCTACACCT